GATTCTTTGGTTATCTACAGATTATCCAGAGCACCCGAACGTCGTATTTTCTATATTGACGTTGGTAATCTTCCAAAGGTAAAGGCAGAGCAATACCTCAAAGAGGTTATGTCTCGCTACAGAAATAAACTGGTTTACGACGCATCTACTGGTGAAGTTCGTGATGACCGCAAGTTTATGTCTATGATGGAAGACTTCTGGTTACCTCGTAGAGAAGGTGGTCGCGGAACTGAGATCACTACCCTGCCTGGCGGTCAGAATCTGGGAGAACTCTCCGATATTGAGTATTTCCAGAAGAAACTCTATAGAGCACTTGGTGTTCCTGAGTCTAGAATCGCTGCAGACGGTGGTTTTAATTTAGGAAGATCATCAGAGATCCTTCGTGACGAATTAAAATTTGCTAAATTCGTTGGTCGTTTGAGAAAGAGATTTGCAAATCTCTTCAATGATATGTTGAGAACGCAATTGATTCTCAAGAACATTATCACCCCTGAAGATTGGGAGATTCTTTCTGATCATATTCAATACGACTTCTTATATGATAATCAGTTTGCTGAACTGAAAGAGACTGAACTTCTCAATGAAAGATTAGGTCTTGCAGCAACAATGGAACCCTATCTTGGCAAGTATTATTCTGTCGAATATCTTCGTAAGAGAGTTCTGCGTCAAACTGATGTTGAAATTGAAGAGATTGATGAGCAAATCGATCAAGAAATTAAAGACGGAATCTTACCTGATCCTAGTGCAGTAGATCCTGTTACTGGAGAACCTTTGCCTGGAGAAGGTGATGAAATGGGTATGATGGGTGACGTTCCACAAGAACCAGATCTAGAAATGGACGCTGCTTCGGTTGAAGCAGATGCCAAAGCGGCAGAGATATAAATAGAAAATATACATTATACCTATTTTATGGATAATATTATCGACTTAATCGCCCAAGACGCGGCGGCTGCGAAAGTTTCTGATGAAATCAAGGACATTCTGTACGGTAAAGCGGCAGAAAAAATTGATCAATTCCGTCCTAACGTAGCGAAGTCTATGTTTGACCAATCAGAATCTGAGGAAGAAGAGGAAGTTGAAACTGAAGTTGATCAAGAACCCCAAGAGGATCAAGAATAATGTCACGAACTTTATGTAAGGGTGCAGAAGCAGCACTCCCTACAACAACTGGAACAGCAACAAGTTTCTCTGAGGCAACTGTTGTTCGTTTAACAAATACAGCAACTGGTGATGACCATCTTGTCACTGTCGTAGAGACAAGAAGTGGTGATGTTGTAGGTTCTTTCACTATGTTGAGAGGAACAACTGAGTTCCTGGAAAAAAACCCAACACAATGCGTATTTGCTGCAAATGCTGCTGTCAAGGGTGCAAAAGTAGGATTTACTGGCTAAACAAATGAAACTTATCACAGAAGAAGTATCTCAGGTAAAATTCATCGTCGAAGGCAAAGGAAATGCCAAGAAGATGTTTATTGAGGGTGTTTTCTTACAGGGCGATATCAAAAATCGCAATGGAAGAATGTATCCCGTTGCCACTCTTTCTAAGGAAGTAAATCGTTATAACGAAGCTTTCGTAAATAAGGGTCGTGCTCTGGGTGAACTGGGACATCCCGATGGTCCTACTGTAAACCTTGACCGCGTTTCTCATAAAATCGTCTCCCTTGAGCAAAAGGGAAACAACTTTATGGGTAAGGCACAACTCCTTGACACACCAATGGGTAAGATTGCAAAATCTCTCATCGGTGAAGGAGTAACTCTGGGAGTTTCTTCTCGTGGTGTTGGTTCATTGAGAGAAGATCAAGGATGTAAAGTTGTCGGTGAAGACTTCATGTTGGCAACCGCTGCAGACATCGTTGCTGATCCTTCTGCACCTGATGCATTTGTCTCAGGAATTATGGAAGGAAAGGAGTGGGTATGGGAAGGAGGAATCCTCCGCGAACAACTCGCAGAAAAGACTGAGAAGAGAATTAACACACTCGTCCAGCAAAAAGCACTTGAGGAGCATAAGTTGTCGCTGTTCAACGATTTCTTAGCAAATCTCTAATAATATAAATAAATACAGATTAATACTTAATCACATATTCAAATGTCCGTTGGTAGCAATTTACAAGAAATGGAAAACGTAGTAACCAAAGGGGCGAAGCCTGCAGACGCAATGGATACTTCCGTTGCCGGATCTGTGGAGGATCTTGGAGGTCCTACCCCCGAAAACTATCGCTCAGACGACGATAGTGCTAAGCTGAAAACACCTGGTGCAACCCTTAAGCAAGTTAAGGATGTTGTAACCAAAGGTGCAAAACCTGCCGATCCTGCTCCAGCGGGTGTTAAGGAAGAAGAAGAACTCGATTCCGAAGCAGTCATCGAAGAAGAAGAGACCGTAACCGACGAGGTTGTTTCCGAAGAGGAGACCACCGAAGAGGAAGTCGTTTCTGAAGAGGAGACTACTGAAGAAGAGGTTATCGCTGAGCAAGAGTTTAGCGTCGAAGAAGACGTTAATGCACTCTTCGAAGGCGAAGAACTTTCCGAAGAATTCCAAGAGAAGGCACGCACCATCTTCGAAGCAGCAATCAAATCTAAGATTGTTGAAATCGAAGAGTCCATTAAGTCCGCTTATGAAGAGCAACTTGTTGAAGAAGTTGCAACTATTAAGTCGGAACTTCAAGAGCGTGTTGACTCTTATCTTGAATATGTTGCTGACGAGTGGGTCTCTGAGAACCAACTCGCAGTTGAGCACGGTCTCCAGACCGAAATGACCGAATCATTCCTTTCCGGAATGAAGAGTCTTTTTGAAGAACATTATGTAACTATCCCTGAAGAGAAATATGATGTCATCGAGAGCATGGTAGATAAACTTGATGAAATGGAAGGAAAACTCAACGAGCAAATCGAAAGAAATATTGCTCTGAACAAAAGATTAGCAGAATCCACTGCGGATGTAGTTTTTGCAGACGTAACTGAGGGTCTCGCAGCCACTCAGAAGGACAAACTCGCTTCTCTTGTCGAAAATGTTGAGTTTGAAAGTGAGTCAGACTATCGTGAGAAGCTCGTAACTCTCAAGGAATCGTATTTCCCTGAGAATGCAGGCGCTCAAAGAGACACTGCAGAGAATCTCTCTGAAGAAACTAATCAACCCACCTACCAGGAAGTTTCTGGTACGATGGAGAAATACCTTCAGACTCTGAACAGAGTCTCCAGAAAGTGATTTCTAAATTATACGTTCAAACTGTAACTTTTTAACGAGGTTAAATTCAAATGCACGCCCCTATTAATCAAGAGGCTCTGCAGGAGAAGTGGGCACCCCTACTGGATGCGGACGGACAAGATCCTATCAAAGACGCACACCGTAGAATGGTTACCGCCGTTCTCCTGGAGAACCAAGAACAAACTTTAAAAGAAGAGAGAGAATTCCTCTCTGAATCCCCCACCAACGCTGCTGGTACAGGCGGTTTCGGTGGCGGTGCAACCGCAACAGGTCCTGTTGCTGGTTTCGACCCCGTACTGATCTCCTTGATCAGACGCTCTATGCCTAACCTGGTCGCTTATGACCTCGCAGGCGTTCAGCCCATGAACGGTCCTACCGGACTGATCTTCGCAATGCGTTCACGCTACAAGACTCAGAGTGGAACCGAAGCTCTGTTCGACGAAGCAGATACCGCATTCTCCGGTCAGAACGAAGGATTCGACTTCGGTGGATCCAACGTTGGTATGGGTACAACTGGTCAATCCGGTTCTAACCCTGCTGCACTTAACCCCAACTCTGGCGTAAACGGTTCTACCTACAGCGTCGGTCAGGGTATGACCACCGCTCAGGCTGAAGATCTCGGCACCTCTGGCGATGCCTTCAACGAGATGGCATTCTCGATCGAGAAGGTCACCGTAACCGCCAAGTCACGCGCTCTGAAAGCTGAGTACTCCTTAGAACTCGCTCAAGACCTCAAGGCGATTCACGGTCTGAACGCTGAGGCTGAGTTGGCAAACATCCTGTCAACTGAGATCCTCGCTGAAATCAACCGCGAAGTCATCAGAACCATCTATCGTGTTGCTGAGACTGGTGCTCAAGCAAACGTTGCTACCGCTGGTGCATTCGACCTCGACACCGACTCCAACGGTCGCTGGTCTGTTGAGAAGTTCAAGGGTCTGATCTTCCAGATCGAAAGAGATGCTAACGCGATTGCCCAGCGCACTCGTAGAGGCAAGGGCAACATGATCCTCTGCTCCGCAGACGTTGCCTCCGCTCTGACCATGGCTGGTGTACTCGACTACACCCCCGCCCTCAACGCTAACCTCAACGTTGATGACACCGGTAACACCTTCGCTGGTGTTCTTGCTGGTAAGTATCGTGTCTACATCGATCCTTATTCTGCAAACTCTGCCGCTGATCAGTACTATGTTGCTGGTTATAAGGGTTCCTCCCCTTACGACGCTGGTCTGTTCTACTGCCCCTACGTTCCCCTTCAGATGGTTCGTGCAGTTGGTCAGGACACCTTCCAGCCCAAGATCGGATTCAAGACTCGCTACGGCATGGTCGCGAACCCCTTCGCACAAGGAACCACACAAGGCAGTGGCGCACTTACCGTCAACGCCAACCGCTACTATCGTCGCGTCAAGGTTCAAAACCTCATGTGATCTCGGTTCACATATTTCTTCTGGGGGTCGCAAGACCCCCTTTTTTTGTCTAAATATTTAAAAACAGTAAAATGGCAAATCATCACATCAAAAAACCACATGTTTTAGATTCTGAGGTGACTGTCTATTACGTCGGTAACGGTAGATGGACCGACAATTTTGACCAAAGAAAAAAGTACACCAGTAAAGTAAAAGCAAACGCTCAGATTGCTAATACTGATGGAACCAATGGTGGTTGGACAGGTTGTACTATCGTTCAAGAATAACTAAATACATATAAAACCTTTGCGCTATGAAACCTACACCAAAGCAAATGCAGGAAGTATTCAAGAACTATGAGACGGTCGTTGACCATCTTATTAGCGAAGGATATGCTGATGACAAAGAGTCTGCTGACGATATCATCAAAGGTATGAGTGAGCAGTGGTATAACCTCATCATCAGTGACTGATGAAAAATTTCAAACAATTTCAAGAGGAACGTAAGTGTCCTCCTGGATACAAATACGATAAGAAGTTAAAAACGTGCGTTGCCAGAATAAAAAACGTCGGTAGATACGGTTTCTTTGGTATGAGATCTTATTCAGATCAAGAAAAGAAAAACGGTAACGGCAATGGAAATGGCAACGGAAACAATGGTAATGGCAATGGTGGCAATGGTAATGGTAACGGAGGAAATGGCGGTGGCAATGGGGGTGGAGGTGAATGAAGACCTTAAAATCATTCTTGGAGAGTTCTAATCCCAGAATTCCTAGAAAAAAAGGACAACCCGCTAAATCCAAAAAACATTCTGATCTTTATACCGATGAAGATCCGAAAGGAACCATTCATGGTTTAGGATTTAAAGATGAGGCAACTGCAAGATCTAGTGTTGCCAAAATTAAGAAGTCCGGTAGATCACATGCACACAAAATCCAAGCAGCAATTGCTATGGAGCAGAGGGCAAAGGTGATGGGTAAATCGTCTGCTGCAGCAGTTTACCGCAAATTCATCAACTCAATGAAAAAGAAAACTAAGGACGACTAATGACTACATCACCTTTGGGAAAACAAATTGCAAACAGAAACTTTCTGGCACCGGTAGGATTTAAGTTTAGTCTTTCTAAATTTCCAAAGGTTGATTTTTTCTGCAACTCTGCTAGAATACCTGAAATTAATCTAGGCACTTACGAACAACCCTCATACCTCAAGAACATCGATGTACCAGGAGATAAACTGACATACGGTGATCTTACTCTTAGATTCCTGGTAGACGAAAATCTTGAGAACTATGTTGCTGTTCATAATTGGTTGACTGGTCTTGGTTTCCCAGAAACACCCCAACAGTTCATCGATAAAACAACTGATGAAGATGGTGGCAGGGATTTGGAAGAGCAGTTCTGTGACGGAAGTCTTCACATCCTCAATAGTAACTACAGGGATGTTGCAATCATTAAATTCTTAAATCTCTTTCCTGTTGGTCTGACATCTCTGGAATTTGATGCCACCGAAACGGACATCAACTACTTTACAGCAGAGGCAAACTTCAAGTATACTGTCTATAATATCACTGATACGAAAGGCGATCCTTTATGAATCTTGATGAAATTCAGGAGATGTGGCAGAGAGATTCTGTCATTGACCCTGATAACTTACATGATGAATCACTTAGAATACCTCAACTACATTCTAAATACTATACACTTTACAACACGATTACTCTTCTTCGAGAGAGATCGAGAGATTCTTACAGCCGTGTAAAACTAGAACGGTATAACTACTATACAGGAAAGGCACCAGCGGAAGTCTACGTTGAAGAACCCTTTCCATACAAAGTACGGGAGAAAGACGCTATACAGAGGCATCTAGAGGCAGATGAGAAATTATCTGCTATCGATATGAAGATTCGATATTATGATGTGATGCTAAAGTTCTTGGAAGAGATTATCAAAACAGTCTCCAACAGAACTTTCCAAATTAAAAATGCTATTGAGTGGAATAAGTTCCAAGCAGGATTTAACTAATGGAAGAAGAGTATTTTCCGGAAGGCAATGAAGATTGCGATTATATGGTAGGTCTGTCCATACAGGATGTTCACCTGCTTTATCATAGTGTTCAAGAAACTATTAGAGTTTGGCCTGGTGCTCCAGCACGTCCAGTTGAGGAGCAAGAACAATTAGTGCAGATGAAAAGTAATTTATATCGAATGATCTTGGATTATAGGTTCCGACAGATGTAATAAATATTCATAGGTGAACCCTATGAGTAATGTCTCATTTGATTATTTCTAAGAAAAACGAAGTATATCTAAAAGTTGAAGCAGAACCACATGTCTTCTACGAGTTAGCAGACCAATTCACTTTTGATGTACCTGGCGCAAAATTTATGCCTCAGTATCGAAGTAAGTACTGGGATGGAAAGATTCGTCTGTTTAACACACAGACTGGAGAAATATATGTTGGATTATTAGATAAGATAACCAGATTTTGTGACCATCACGGTTACACTTATGAGTTTGAGGATAATAAGTTCTACGGAACTCCCTTTGAGGTGAATGATCACATCTCACCAGAGGGCGTTAAAGACTACATGAATGCGATTTGTAAGTATTCACCTAGAGCCTATCAAGTCGAGGGAGTATACGACGCCCTACGACATAATAGAAAGTTGTTGATATCCCCAACTGCTTCTGGAAAGTCTCTGATGATATATTCGATTGTGAGATATTACGTTGAGCGAGGGCAAAATACTCTGATAGTTGTTCCGACGACTTCTTTAGTAGAACAGATGTATAAAGATTTTGCAGACTATGGTTGGGATGTAGGTTCATATTGCCACAAGATATACGCTGG